TGAGTTATTAAAATCGCCTCCGACCCAGAATTTGTTGGACGATGTGCTCAAACCACAGTCCAGCTCATAACGCTGCAAGACTGGGTTAGGCAAAACTTGGAGGTCAAATGAACGTAGCGGATAGGATAACAATGTTGTGTTGCGCAACATTATCGATGGTTATGGTAGCGACTGTGGGAGTGGTTTTGGTAGGATTGTTTGACCCTCAAGTAGATAACAACGAAATATTTAAAATGATAACACCCGCATTTAATACGATTGTAGGTGCTTTTGTTGGGACTATAGCTGGTATAAAAATAGGTAAAGATAATGCTTAATAATTGGGATAAATCATTTGAGCTTGTTATCAAAAGTGAGGGTGGTTTTACAAACGATCAAAACGATCCCGGCAACAGGATGCCGGACGGTCGCCAGGGTTGCACAATCTGGGGCTGTACGCAGAAAACTTGGGAGGCCTACGTCGGGCACCAAGTCACGCAGGACGACATGCGTAAATTGACAAAAGAGGACGTCAAACCCCTATACAAAAAAGAGTACTGGGACAAGGTCTCCGGGGACTCTTTACCGGTCGGGATAGACTACTTGCTGTTTGATTTCGGTATCAATGCCGGGCCAAAGACTAGCGTCAAAACGCTCCAGAAGGCCCTCAAGCTCTCCGATGATGGGGTCCTTGGCCCAAACACCATGCTTGCAGTAAAAACCGCCGACCCGATCGCATTGGCCAAAAAGTTTGGCTCTGAGAAGATTCACCACTATGAGAACCTGCCGACCTACCCACGCTACGGCAAGGGCTGGCTGGCTCGAGTGGCTCAGGTTGAAAAGGTTGCTATTGAGATGATTGGGGCATAAAAATCCAATTTTTTGCATTAGTAGTAATAGGCAGGGATTGATCACCCCTGGAAAATAACAACTTACCCTAGGGAAATAAAAATGGAAGGCTTCAAAAAGTTACCAAAGATGCAGTGCTTTAAGGAAGGCGGTCACATTAAGAGTGACTACGTCACCAAAAAAGAGCTCAAACTTGAGGAAAAGCGGGACGAGTCGAAAGACAAGGCCATGATCAAGAAGAGCTTCAAGCAGCACGATGAGGCCGAGCACGATAAAGAGCCGACCGAGATTAAACTCAAGCGTGGCGGTCGTGCCAAAAAAGATTGCGGTACGGTAAAAAAGTACAAGACCGGCGGCGGTGTGTATGGCGCCAAAAAGGATGAGGCCGACAAAAAAACGATAGCCGAGGAAAAAAAGATTGTACCCAAAAAAGCTGCAGCCCCATCCAAGGCGGCAGAAAAGCCTAACTTCCGTGGCAGCGATGCCGAGAAAGAGAAAAGCAAGCCATCCGACGGCGTGGACAAGACGAGAAAAGTCAAGCCAACCGGCGACAAGAAAGCCGTGGCACCCTCGGCTGCACTGACTGAGACACCCTTCCAGGCTCAGGAAGATCTTCCTGGATACGCAGACGGACGCAGCGTGGCTGAATACTTGCGTGATAAGTTTATGGGTACAACGGCACAAAATGCACAGGCACGCCGGGACATGCAAAATTTGGCACAGCAGCAGCCTGGAATGATGGGCCGTGCAGCAGCCGCAGGTAACGCAATGGATGCTGCGACTCTCGGTGCGGCGCAACCTACAAACTTGGGACGTGCAGCCACAAACGCACCTGCGCAGCCAGGGATTACCCCAGGCCGCTACAATGAGGGCGGCGACGTCCACATTCACCACCACTACCATGGTGCAAACGGTCTAAGCGATCCTTACTAAGGGGGCGGTATGCCAATAAAATCAGAGGCTCAACGCAAGGCGATGTACGCCGCAGCAGAGGGTAAGAGCAATATCGGCATCCCCAAAAAGGTGGGCAAGGAGTTTGTCAAGGCGGGGGCCGCCAGCAAAAACTTGCCCAACAAGGTGCCCAAAAAGGCATCCGGCAGGGGGCGATAGCAGATGGCCGACTACTCGGGCACTTACGACCAGACCCAGATCACGGTCGGGCAACTCATCGAGTATGCCTTCCGTGCGGCTGGTAAGACGGCCGAGGAGCAGACTCCGGAGTATATAAACGCCGCAAAGCAGGCGCTTTACTACATCCTGATGAACCTCTCCAACCGTGGCGTAAACCTATGGATGCTGAAGTCTGTGCTGCTCGGTACAGTTGCGGACCAGACGGTTTTGCCAATGGCCCCTGAGACGATCGATGTCAAGGAGGCTAACTGGCGCTACTTAGTCACGCCACAAATATCCTCGGCACTCCCGGTAGACAATATTGGCTCACCCGCTTTATTTGATGGCACACTCAACACTTTTGCAACCTCGACACTCGCCGAAAATTGGTTTGGAGCGGCTTATCAAAGCTCGCAGAGAATGTTCCAGGTTGGTTTCAACGCTTATGTACCGGGCGGTGGTACGTTTACTTACAATCTGATACTTGAAGCCAGCGACGATGGAGTAACCTGGAGCACGGCGCAGGTACTGCCATCGGTAACTTTATCGGACAAGCAGTGGTTCTACTACGCAATAGATCCTTCCCAGTCGCACTATTTTTACCGACTCCGCTCGACCACAAACACTGTCTTTTCACTGAGGCAGATTGCATTCTCCTACACACAGCAAGATATTCCACTCGCCAGATTGAATCGGGACGACTACTGGAGTCTTCCAAATAAACAGTTCACGAGCCAGAGATCACTGCAGTATTGGTTTGATCGAACGATTGATCCTGGAATGTATCTGTGGCCGATCCCGAGCAATGACTTCCAGTGCTTTCAGTTGGTTATTGAGACCAAACTGATGGATGCTGGTAACCTCTCAAACAAACTCTACGTGCCCGAGCGTTGGCTCATGGCGATACAGTCTTGGCTCAGTCACGAGATGTCGATCCAGTTGCCGGGTGTTGACTTGGCACGCATCCAGTACCTAGAGGGCCAGTACGCCAAGTGGCTGCAGCAGGCGGAGGATGAGGAGAGAGACAAGTCGCCGATATACTATCAGCCCAACATAAGTTACTACACGAGATAACATGAGCGTACCAGTCCAAACATACGACTCACTTGTGGCTGACGTGATCAACTACAGTGAGCGTGACGATGCACAATTCATTGCACAGATACCCAGCCTGATTTATTTGGCCGAGCAGGAGATTGCTGCCCAGGTCAAGACGCTGCTGCAGTTGACTGTCGTCAATACGACGCTAGTATCTGGATCTCAGGGTGCCGTACTTCAAAAGCCTGCACGGTGGAGGAAGACGGTATCTATGAGCGTCAATGGTGAGCCAATCGTAAAACGCAGCCAGGATTATGTCCGGCAGTTTCAGTACGAGGTATCCTCTGGTCAGCCTCTCTACTACGCAGATTACGACTACAATAACTGGTCCCTGGCCCCCGTACCTGATCAGGCGTACCCCGTCCAGATTACTTACTACAGCCTGATACAGCCACTGAGCTCAGACAACCAGGAGAACCTAATCACGAGAGAGGCTCCACAGGCACTCTTGTATGGGACCCTGTTACAGGCGCAGGGGTACCTGAAATCTTTGGACAAGATTGCAGTCTGGAAATCGTACTACGATACGTCGATGGCTGCCCTCAAGGCGGAGAACAACAGCCGCAACATAGACCGAAATACAACCATCCAAGAGCCATAAATGACGACATTCACATCACCGTTTACCGGCGACATTGTCGAGCCGACAGACGTAAGCTATACACCAATATCGTTCGGTTCCAACGTCACTCTGGCATGGCCCGCATACGTGCCGCCAAACTCTTCGCAGATCGCTGCTGCGAGGATTATGGAGTGCACCGCTACTGCTACCGGTTTGACAATCATACTACCCCCTGGAAGTCAGGGCTCCGTTGGTACGGATATCCTGATCCGCAACGTCGGCAGCAACTCTTTTACGGTAACTGACAGCGCCGGGTTTGAGTCTGCCACGGTTGCAGTGGGTCAGGCACGATACTTTTACCTGACATCAAACACGACCGATGCAGGTACGTGGAGCAACTTCACGTACGGTACCGGGACATCATCCGCAGATGCTGCATCCTTGGCGGGTGCCGGACTATCTGCCTTGCTGGGTAAGTTAGTCACGTCAAACGTCGTCGTTGAGGCCTTTACCAATCCCTCGCTGAATGAGACTGACCGTGGCACGACGTACGTCTGGACAGGTGGTGCGAGCCCATTCACGATGCCTACATCGGCCAACATCAATCTTGGCTGGTACCTCATGCTGCGCAACAGCGGTACTGGTGCCTTGACAGTTACGCCGCAGGGTACGTCAAAGATCAACGGCAATACGACTCAAATATTTAACCCGGGCGACTCTGCAATCATTGCGTTTGAGAAATCCACCGGTAACTTCTTTACAGTTGGCCTAACAAACCAGAATGCAGTTACGTTGACGTCCAGCACGTACGACGTGGATAGTATTGCAGGCAACTCTCTGAGCCTCGTCAGCAACGCACCGAACATTCAGACGTACGTTGCACTCTCCGGTACACGTACGCAGACTCTGGTGGTCACGCTGCCTACGATTACACAGCTGTATGTGATCAACAACAACACGGGACACTCAGGCTACAACGTATCGTTCCAGGTTAGTGGCAGTTCTCAGACTCCTGTGCCATTCCCTACAAACACCGTATCGTTAATTTTGACCGACGGATTGAACGTCTACATACTTACTTCGGTGGGTGCATCGACATTTTTTGCAGCGAATGGTACGGCATCGGCTCCATCGTTTTCGTTCCTGAACGACACAGCGACCGGTTTGTATCTAAAATCAACAGCGGTCCTTGGATTGGCAGCAAACGGTACTCAGATGATTGCCGTCGACAACAGTAACCCATCATCGCCACACGTTGACGTGACGGGTCTCTTGACTGCAACCTTAATCTCTGGCGGGACGTTTTAAATGGCTGATCAGCAGCCTATGGTATACACGCTTGGTACCAATGCGGGTATCAAGCGAGACGGCACCACATTCGAGTCCCGTGAGTATAGTGATGGGCTCTGGTGTAGGTTTCAGCGTGGCATACCCAAAAAGATGGGCGGGTATCAGCAGATGTTCCGTACGCCTAGCGGTATCCCGAGGGGCATGATTGTAAACCCGTACAACGGCGTTAACTACATGTTCATCGGGAACCAGAACGGTATAAACGTCTTTACATCGAGCACCAACCTTGGCATCGGTAGCGGCCCCTACACGGCCACCATCTATACAGGCTACTCTCAGCAGACTATCGCATCAAATACTACGACCTCTATAACTATCAACAGTGGCACGACAAACCTGACGAGCCTATACCCTGCCGGGACCCAGATCGTATTCAGTCAGACTCCTGGTGCCACGGTGTATACCGTATCAACCTCGACATACTCAAGCCCCAACACGGTCGTAAACTTCAGCCCAGCCGTATCTGGATCGCCTACAACCGTATGGATAGCCAATACATCATTCTCGGCAAACTCCAACAACCTGTGGCAGTTTGACCTGCAGTACAGCCCACTGGGTGGAAATCTTCAGGTCCTGGCTCACCCGGGTCAAAATTTGGGCAACATAGATAGTGGTATTCAGACCCAGGTACTGGTCGGCAACGTGCTGCCGGGATCGAATCAGTCGTGGAGTTTTTACGGACTCGCCGATACCGGCGGACAAAACCCAACCTACAAACCAGTATCAGTCGATGGCGGCGTGTGCGTAATATATCCATTCGTGTTTGTATACGGATCGAATGGGTTTATATCTAACAACAACGTCAGCACAACATACGGTCAGCAGACCCTGTACGATTGGAACGGGCCCCTGGCAAACCAGGTCAACATGGCCTCTAGTAAAATCATCAAGGGCGTTCCAGTGCGTGGTGGTACCAATTCACCATCGGGCCTGTTCTGGGCGACTGATAGCCTGATACGTGCATCCTTTACGGCGGACGCAACACGCCCCTGGAGGTATGATATTCTTTCCAGCCAGATCTCAATCATGTCATCCAACTCAGTCGTCGAGATGGATGGCATATACTACTGGATGGGGGTCGATCGCTTTTACGCCTACAACGGTGCGGTCAAATTACTCGCAAACGACAAGAACGTCGACTGGCTATTTAACAACATCAACTACCAGCAGCGTCAAAAAGTTTGGGCGACAAAAGTCCCCCGCTACAATGAGATCTGGTTCTTCTATCCACGTGGCACCAATACCGAGTGCAGCGATGCAATTATTTACAACACCAAGGACGACCTCTGGTACGATGCGGGCAGCGCAGAGGGTGCACGCAGGTCTTGCGGATACACTACAGAACTCTTGCCGTCACCAGTGTGGTGCGGCTGGGACTACACAGCAATATTTAGCAGGGCCTATACTGTACTAGCTACTCCTACTGGCCAGACGCCCGCCACAATCAGTCAGGTATATCTGGCCGGTAATCAGACGACTACATTCTACCCGGGTGCAGAGCTCTCACTGAGCAACACAACCGGCGCAACGTCGTACGTCGTCGCATCAAGCTCTTTCATCTACAATACAAGTACCGAGTCTTTGGGCGGCGTGACGCTGGTGACGATAACCACGAGCTTCCCGATTATCGTCGCTGCGGGTAAGTTGGTGTATTTTAATAACTCCGGGTACGGCGTCTGGCAGCATGAGATTGGCACCGACAAGGTTACGGATACAACCACTGAGGCGATACCATCCTACTTCACGACCTGCGACATTAGCTGGGTCGGAGGAAACCCGTCTCAGGATGCCTCACCGGGTGTGAACCTTCGCATGCACCTGACTCGTGTAGAGCCAGACTTCGAGCAGTCGGGCAATATGAATATGTATGTACTTGGGCGCAAGTTTGCCAGGGGCGATGAGGAGATCGTCGGACCATACACGTTTGGACCCAATGATGGCAAGATAGATACACGCCTCGAGTACCGTGAGATGCGGCTCCAGTTTGAGTCCAACGAGGTCGGGGGCAACTACCAGATGGGTAGAAACCTCGTCACTGTAGAGTACGGCGACCAGAGGCCCTGATGACAATCCGGCAGAGTATTGTCATGCTGCCCCAGTTTGCCACCTGGGACGACTGGAATGGTGACCTGCTGCACTACTACGGCGAGGAGCCTATCCCCG